AGTGGTTTTGTGTTTGTCATCCAAAGGTCTGCTTATTCTTGAGCAAACTGTGCTCACAGACCTCTGGAGGAAAAGCAGAGAACCACTCCGGTCTTTCCCTGGCGTCAATATGGTCCCACTATTTGTTCCCTGGAGGGTCTCCTCTAACCTCTAGACCCCGTCTTTCTACCACCACGTGGGAGGGTGGTAGCGGAGGCTCCGTTCTTTTTACTCTGGGGTGGGAGGTCCCAGAAACCAGGTTTTTCGCAACCTGGAGGTCGGCTGTCCCAGCCTGCACTGCCTCACAGCTTAGCAGTGGCAAAACTCGTGTGGGGTTCTGGGCTGACAACTTCTTCTGTCTCAATGTGTGGAGTCCGGTTCTCCATCCGTAGTTTTTATCCCGGTTTCTGTTTCATTTTAAGTGCGGAGCCCGGTTCTCCAGCCGTGGTTTATATCCCGGTTTCAGGTTGTGGGGAGTCCGGTTCTCCACCCGTGGTTTGTATCCCGGTTATTCCTGTTAGATGGTGTTTCAGATAAGCTCACCCAGTTGCAGGTCAGCATCCACAGAATACCTGTCCATGACTGTTAGGTAGTCAGTGTATTTCTCCTGTCCAATCAGCGTTCGGATACGATGGATGACTAAATGGATGTGGGAGGCCCAGGTGGCCCTATTGGTCATTCCAATCAGTGATCCGCACAGCTTGTCTTGTCTCTTGGTTAGATAAGGGACATCTCTCCATTTTTTCACCATTGTCTTGTCCTGCATGTGTGGGTTGTTGGTTATCCATACTCTGTTCCACACCTCAAGCATGTCTTCCGTGGTCATCCACTCCCCTTTCCCATGAATCGACCATGTTGTGCGTCCTTGTGGAACCCATGAGGTGGGAACAGCTGAGGAAACAGCCAATGACAGTAGCCTCATGTCCCTTTTGTGAAAATACATCAGTGACCACATGTTGGCATAGGCTTTGCTGAGGCAAGCTGTTTCCTTGATCATCCAGCCGTTTCCTGGAGACACCCTTCCTCTCCCAATGAGCTCGTCCTGTTCTCGGCAAGGCACCACAATCCTCCTGCCATCCTTCAGCTGTAGTTCATGGAAGTGGTGGGAACAGAAGGGCACATTCTCCCAATCATTCCACCCTTTTGATGGCTGCCATTCAGATATGTCCTTTCTAACCTTGGACATGGCGTTGAGATGGGACAGGGCCAGGCCGAACCTGTCATCGATGGGCCGGACCACACAGTCGTCTCCACTCACCGCCATCCTCTTCAGTCTGTCACATCCGTGCTCAGTGAGCCATGCCTCCAGCCTGGTCAGAACTGATTCATCACAATCTTGAACATGTTGGTGATGTATCACCATCTCTGCTTCTGCCATTCTGATCAATTGGACTTTCAAGTTGGTGATGGTGTTCAGAGCATAAGTCACTACCTGCCCGGATCCTCTCTGGTCTCGTCGACTTATGACATCCATGTAGGCTTTCCCTCCTGGGGCTGGTCTCAACACTTTCACCACTTTGTTCTTGTATGTCATTTCCATCACTGCTTGTGCCAGTTTTTTGTGATGTGGGCTCATGTAGTTCAAGATCTCCTGTTCATCATCAAGGTCTGCCTCTGTGATGCGCGTGTCCCATCCAGCGGTGTCATCCGCGTAGAATCCACCACCATCCATTGCAGCCAGGTCTCTGATCACATATCCTAGGTATTGTAAGCCAATGCCTTCCACTCCTCCTCCTGAGTTTTCCCTGGAAGCCCAATGGTCCTCATTCAGGAATCCCAGGGCCTCAAACTCAAGATACCGCGCTCCCAGCCACATATACCATATGGCACGGCTTCCCTTTGCTTTCCCAAACTCTGACAGCTTCTTCTCTCTTTTCCCCATCATGTTGTACACACAAGTCCGACACCTGCCTTGTTGGTGCAGCTTCCTTTCTTCATCCACCAGTTCCCAGAACTTTGGGTCTTGGACAGCCTCATTGGCAGTCTTCCACTGTTCTTGTTCTTCCAGGTAAGCTCCAATGGCTGCATGACTTCGGACTTTTGCAATAAATTCTTCCTTTGTGCACAGTCTGGGGTTCTTTTCTCTGGCCAGGTGGCGGAACAGCCACCTGTTGACAACTTTCATGATCTTCCTAGTTCCCGCTGGTGGATCCTTTGCTCTGGTGTCAACTTTTTCTTTAAACACTCTTTGCTGTCCAAAAGGGGTTGTGTCAGTCATTGCCATTCTTGTGACCTCCTCTATCCTGTCCCATGGATATGTCAGAATTTTAATAACACCATTTACCATGCTCGCCGCACTTCCTGAGGTTTTTGTGACATAGGAGCCACAGTAGTGCCAGGTCCTGTAGGGGTTGTCATTGTCATAAAACCAAGAGGTCATGTACTCAGATTTTATCCTCTCAACCCTTTCTTCTATGGCCTCTTTGTCCAGGGGTCCCTTGTCTGTCTCAACACTGCGTGTCCCAATTGGGAGGATGACGTCAGCCTCCAGGGTCACTTTTCCAGTTGGACGCCTCATTCTCCTCATCAGGAGGCGGGATGTTTGGTTCACAGTAAATGTGACATTGCTGCGGGCTCCAGACACGTAGTACATTTCATGAGTGGAATTCCTGGAGAGAGGGTTCCTGATCACTGTTCCGCCAAACCTCCTTTGGAGCAATTCCAGTTTCTCGAGAACATCTGGCATGTATGGAGCTAACACCTTCACACAGAAGTTGTCAACCCCACAAGCCAGCCATTTTTCTACAGTATCAAGAACTCTCACGGTCCTTTCCCCCTCTGTGACCGATGACGATGATGACTCTCCAATGTCACACAAAAGGGTGTCACATTTCACTGGTTCTAGGCGGTGGATATCAGTTTTGTCCTTGAAGGTGATGATGTTCCATCCCAGACTTTGCACATTCATGGGTTTCTCATGGCCGTCTCTTCCAAGAGTAAATCCTTTGACCCCACTCACTTCCTTTTGCGCAGCAGCGTAGTAACACCAGCCTCCGCGGCCACACCCCAGGTCAATCACCCTACCTTCCAGCTTGACATAGCCACGCTCATGGAACCACCTTAACTTTGCGGTCCCCCTGGAGACCGCCACCCCGGTGTCCACCTTCCCTTCGGCCAAATGCCTGCGTGCCGTATCACGATCCACCTCCACAATGTCGGTCCTTTTATACAACTCAAACTGTCGCTTGTCCAACAGATTCAGTTCCCTCTTCCAGACTTCACCCAAAGTTTTTCCATTCGCGCTCCCCCGGCGTCCAGTTTTCATCTTCCATAGATTGTACATGACTCCCACAAAAGCATAGTGATTCCCCCTCATGACTCCTGTCATGGAGACAGCCATGGGTCCATTCCAAAGAAGGCTGGTGTTTCCCTCTATGAGCGGCCCTAAGGCAGCTGATGCTAGGACAATGCCTTCAGCCAATGAAAAGGGCGTTCTGCACATGGCAACAGAAGCTAGGCTGAGAGCAAGAAGGAGATATAGAGCCAGTTTCTTCTCATAAAGGGCAGGCATTTCAGGAGCTTCCTCAATGTCAACTGTTGGATTCCCATCAACCACAGGGTTCTCGGCAACGCCATGGAACACCCTTCTCTGTGCAAGCTTTGACTGCTGCGCTTTGATTCCAGGTAAAATGAGAGACCAGTGGAGCATGGCGCACCCTATGCCACAGAGCAGAGGCATCACTGTTATTGAATTCCAGCCACTGACCAGCAGCATTATGACCGAGATATTCATCTTCATGAATGGTATCCCCTTGTCCATGAAAGAAAGGACTGAGGCTGACTGGGCTATTCCAGACAGAGACAGGTTGCCATATTCGACTTTGATCCAGTGGTGCAACATTGGAGAGAGCATTGTAACAATGCCAACGTACACTGTCCAGGCAGCTCCTGGCTTCAGGTCAAGATCCGGCCAACTCCAGGGTGAAGCACTAGATGGAATTAAGTTCTTCTTCCCAAAGAGGTCCTCTTTGGTTTTCTCCAGCATGCCTAGCTCGTTGGCTGCCACCGCTGAAACCAGCGTCAGGATGCCAATAATGAGGTATGCCACTTGGTTGTCTTGGATGGACCTTTGTTGCCCTGGCTCGGGGATCACAACCACCATCAGGACAAAGAATATGAGCATGACATAGGAGATGTGAGTGGGTTTGACGCCTCCAAGGAACATGAGATATCCACAGCCGGCCATTGTGCCCATCGCCATAGACATTCTACTGATGCCTTTGGGAGACATGAAAAAGATGACCATTCCCGATGTCAGTAGTCCAGCCAGTATAAACAGCATGACTATTGTCATTGCCTCAGGCATCATTGATAGTGCATTGCGGTAAGCCCTAGAGCCTTCCTCAGAGTGGAGGAACACACTGATGGTATCCATTGCCTCTCCACCTTTTTTAGCCAGGAAATCAGGGAGTTCACTCAGCACAACTAGCACTTCAGCAGCTCCCCTCCTACCTTCAGCAAACTTAATAAATTCAGACAGCGCACTCTGGTCAGATGACACCCTTTCATCACACCACCTTGGGCGCAGAGGCTTCTTTGCTCCTCCAGGAGCCCTGCACTTCACTGTTTCACCGCTGTCATTCAAGATCTCATGTTCCTCAGGGCCTTCAAAACACCACTTACGATCATTCGTCTTCAAACCAGCCTTGGCCACTTGCCACGAAAGCCAAACGGGCAGGTCACAATTCCTCACTAGTTCTCTGAAGACTTTCCTCTGGTCATCCCTCAGTCTCATTTCACCAGGGGAAACTGGTGTTTTAGTTCCTTCAACGCCATAGAGTGGGGCGACCATTCCACCCCTCACCTCCATGTTGTCCAAGAGCATTGAGGCCTCCAACCAGCAGACGTGGTGGGCATTATTTTCACTTGTAGGCTCAGAATAGTAGTATGAGTCTCCATCTCTGTTGGGATTTCTCCCAATGCGCCCCCTCCTTTGAGCAGCAGAGGATGCGGAGATACGAAGTGGCCCTTTTATTGCCACCTTCCTCCCTTCATCCACAAGCACAGGCTTAAAAGCCGTCCTGCAATCCAGCACTCGCTCCACGCAAAGGTTGGCTCCCATTTCAGCTATGTCAGTGGCCAATATAAAGTCAGGTTTCTTCTGCTTTATCGTGGGGTATTCTCTCTCAAAGGTTTTCCTGTTCAGGACCACCACACTCTTTCCAGCCTTACGCAAAGAGGCAGCCATGACATTTGCAGCTCTGATGGATGGAAGGAACCATGCCGTGGGCCTTTTGTCAGCTAGGATCCAGTCATGCCCTGTGTTCCAGGGCTCACTGGGTATGTCCGTTTGAACATCTTCTATTTCACCATTTGAATGTGGAAATTCATCACTAGTCCCAGGCGGTGTGGCTGTCATCAAGATTGTTGCACTTTCATTTGCCCTAGCTCTGTGCGCTGCCCAACCTCTAGCGGCTATGCTAGCTGGATCCAAAAAATGGGCTTCATCCATAATGATCACTTCCCAGTTAACAACCCTAGTTGGTTCCAACATCCTGTAAGTTAGGGTGGCATGGCACATGGCATCAATGACTTCTCTCCCGCTGCCGTGAGCGGAAAAAGCCTGTGTGTGGAATTTCACGTCCAGGCCGTGAAAAGCCTCCTTCATTTCAGAAAGAACAACCCTGGTGGGGGCCAACACAAGAGTGCGCAAGCGTCTCCGTGCGCACTCGGCCAAGATCTGTGGGAGGAAACGTCTTGTCTTCCCAGCTCCAGGATGAAAATCAAGGACAGTTGTCATTCCTTTCTTTAGCATTGTCGGGATCTCTTGGAGCTCCTCCTTTCCTTCTTCCTTCACCTCAGTCTGGGATATGGCGGACACGAAGGAGTTGTCACCGACAAGGATGCCATTGCCGTACAGCCCAATCACCTCTCCGTTCCTGTTAACAATAGGAGATCCTGAAGTGCCACTCGGATAGTCAAGAGCGACAGCCCCGATTTCTCCCCCATTCCTCACTTTGAACAAGCTCGGTTTTGTCTGGACGTTGACCACGTTCTTTCCTGGAACAGCCGCGATCAACTGGACCTCTTCCTCTCCATCCCATCTGCCTTCCAACTTCCATGAGCCACCATAGGCGACAAGGTCTTCCTTTACTGAAGCCCAAGATGGAATCAACTTCTTGCCATTCCTGACAAGGAAAGCTCCTCTTGTGACATGCCACATTGTGTGGAACACCCCTCCCTGTGCCACTCCCACTCCTCGCTGGGAGGCCCCCAAGAAGGTTGACTGGAATATGCCATAAATCCCATCCTCCAGATGTTCACATTCCTCGATGATCTTAGGAGTGGGAATATCCCACAAGACATCCCCACTTCTCCTAGCTCCCCTGACATGAAACAGCCACCCAGCAAGGACCAGCAGAAGAGCAAATGGATGGAGGGCAGCCCCAACCAAGGCCAGCGAGGTCATCACAACCTGGTCCCATGGCACTTTCTCTTCAGAAAGCAGCTTGAACTCCCCTTGTTCACTGAGTGCCACATCATAGCGGGCGGAACTCCCGCTGATCTCCGCCTCCTCTTCCCATGAAACTTCACCAAGCTTCTTGAGCTCTAGCCCATCCACCCTCCCAGCCACGCTAACCAGCATCATCAGGAGTCCTCCAACTGCAATCGGACCAAGGAAGTTCTCCATCTCCTGAAAAGCCAGTCCTGCCAGCACTCCCACTAGACCAGCTGCTGCGAGTGCCTCATTCACTGGGATACTCCTTCGCCCAAATATGCGGGTTGCCAGAAATGCACACAGGCCCAAAAAAGGTTGTGTCAAGCCCAGGTAAGATGTGAGTGTGAGGGCCACCAGAGGTATAGTCTTCTGCATGGAGGTGTCCTTGAAATTCTGGTGAAGGACCCCTATGATAACCACGGCACAAAAGAACATTGCGGCAAGTCTCACCTCAGCCATAGTGACAGGTGTCAACAGAGCCATGAGGGGCAAGATGGTATTTGATGCTTTCCTAGAAGCAACAGCATTTATTGTCAGGATGCAGAGAGAAACTGCATTTAGATACTTCCACAGGCCGCCCATCACGCCACCCAAGGCAATCTCCACCATGGCTGCTCCTAGGGTCAGCACAAGGCGTTCCCGAGGGCTCCATAGGGTCCTGAGCCCAAAGCCGATGAGCAGCCCTGGTCTGATTGAAAAGGCAGCAATCAACGCCATATACATGGCGTCTCCTCCATTGTTCATCTCATGGAAATGCAATCCCACAGCCACTGTGAGTTTCAGCAAATCAAGGAGAGTTACTTGCCCGACCAGCATTGCTCCCAAGAGCACTACTCCTCCAACCAACATTTGCTTTGGTCCCTGTCTTTTCCTTAGGACCACTTCCATTGCTATCATCATGCTCACCAAACCAAAAGGGACAGCATGTATTTCTCCAGCTGTAACCCAGGAGCGCACCAGATGGCTTTCATGCGTTTTCCTTGGCCTAATTTCCATGGGATACCAACACCCATCACTACCATGGAAGCTCACAGGCGGCATTGTGCAGGAGCGGCAACACCATTCAGGAATAACTTTCCCGCTATCCGTGGTGGATCTGGTTGATTTTCCCCGTCCATCACAGTTGCCATCAATGATCACGCTAGTCCCTGGGCAAGCTTCTCTCTTCACTTCTAGTGGTACCTGCATCCAAGGTCCGTTCGTCTGAACCTTGTATCCAGGGATATGATTGTGAGAGCTAACTGGGCCTCCGATTGATCTCGGCATGAACATTTCACTCTCTTCAACTGATGTTCCAATCGTATGTGTCAGTGGCCACTCACACTCCTTGTAATCTAATGCCTCCAAGGTGTGGATCATCCATGTCCCATTTACTTCATGACTTCCCATCCAAAATGTTGGAGAGCCATGGGCACTCTTTTTTCCGTTCACCGCTGCACCCAAGATAGATCCATCGCAGTCTATGGTGTATTCAAAGACTGCGTCCATGTACACGCGTGTGGTGAACACTCCCGTCCCAAACTCCTCTATCTGGAAAGAATTCCAGACCCGGTTTGAAAACGGGCATTCTTTCCTGGACTTTCCATCTATGATGAAGCTTCCATTCTTCCTCCCTGGGGAGAACACAAGGTTCTTACCCCAAGTCTTCCAACCATACTGCAGACCATCCCGAATTCTGGAAAATGGATGAGTTCCTCTCTGGTAAACATTCTTTGGATCCTGCACGACAACAGAAATGTCCACCTCGTTTTCCTCAAAAATGGCATTGATCTCATCTGCCCTGCTTCTCCACATCTCATGCTCAAGGGAGTCAACTGAATTTAGGCCACACTTCCCTTCTTCAAAAGAGGCTTTCACTATTGATGCAAGCTTCACAGGATCTTCTGGATAGTATGAGTACTTGTTCAGCCAGTCATCAGAGTCTCTAAATATGAAGATACCATCTCCGCACTTGAGCTCTCTCTTGCCAAAGTTGATGGCGCATCCTTGATCCGCCCCAACTCCTAGAGACAAAAACATCATGATCACTCCTACCAAGATCATGCTCATGGACATTGTCATGTTTCTTGTGTTGATGCCAACCCATATAAGTACCGCCCCCATGATGACCTTTGTTATCCAGTTCAAGCCGCCAAATAGCCCCTGAAAGGCAGAGCCAAACACCGTATGAATTCCTTTCCCAACCGAAGTGAAGAACCCTCCAGCGGAGCTGAAATCCCAGGCGGTGTCTCCCATGACGGCCAGGCGTTCCACGCCTTTCATGGTCTGAGTGAACAACTTTCCTATTGAGCTTCCCTCTTTGTGCCACTGGTAAGTGAGACGTGAATCTCCTCTCCCAACGATAATGTAGCTGTCTCCAAAAGGTGGGTTCACCTCAATCAGCACTTCATCATCATTGGTTGAGGCGATGGGGTTAACTGTAACCAAAATGCCTTTATTGATTGCCGCTGTAAGATCATCAGCTACTATCACTGGAATCCTGCAGGGGGCTCCTTTTGACACTTTCACCTGCATCACAACAGTGCCATGGCCAGTGTCAGTTGGGTTCTTGACAAAAAACATTTTGTCAGTGCATATTTTGTAGGATGTCCCCTTGAGTGTCAAAGCTGACAATTTCACTCTGCAAGAAACATGTCCACCATGTAGTTTGTAAAGGTTGTTGTCATTTGTGTCCTTTGTAACCCTCATTGCGCCAGTAAGAGCTGTTTTCAAGGAGCCTTCCTGGTTTCCCAGGGCCAGTACTCTGATAGTGGCGGCATGCGGAGGTTCAAATTCGACAAGATGATGCATCTCTCTCCACACCCCGCCACTTCCACTCTGCCATGGCAGGGTCAAGTCCTGGGCCCACTGTCTGTCCACTATCCAGCTCTCTGTTTCCATCTCAGCGATGTAACTGTTACCAAAGTCCACCGCAGTTTGCACCTGGCATTCCAGTGTAGCTTTTCCATACCCAATGAACTCGACTTCCTGGGAGCCTGACAGGGCATCAAACTTGAGAGTCTTAATGTCGGTATTCCAATTTTCCTGCTTGGCCCCTACATGCAATTGTGCTCTGATGACATACTGAATTTTGGTCTGATCAACCTCAAACAAACTCATGGATTTGGCACAAGTGAATTTGGCGCATGCCACAATGCTCCCTTTCCCAAATAGGCCACAGCCATTGCCCCAGCCTCTATCAGAATAAGTGCGCTTGCACGCATTGTCCCCTTCGTTCTCTTCAGCTAGGTGGGCCTCTCCAGTGCTGGGGCACTTGTCATTAATCTTCACATGAGTGAGAACTGCATTGTAACACACTTTCCTCACCTCAGCAGGTCTATCAATGGCTACTGTCTCTAGTGAGATGTCCAATGAAGGCTTGTCAGGGGCCATAACAGTGACACACTTGTCTTGCTCCAGGGTAGCTGAAACCCAAGTTCCTCCATGCACCCCCTCAATGAAATCCCTGTCAGTAATTCCAATGCAGTGAGCTGAGTAGGCCGGACCAACAGCCAAGACCAGTAGGGCAATCACGACTCGTTGCGTCATGTTGCTTCCCACAAGGTAGGCAATGGTCAGAGCCGTCACTGCAAAAAAGGGGTTCCTCACGAACCATCTCTCAATCTTTTGGAGTTGCCTTTCACCCATTCTTCCAGTCATCCATTTTTCTTGCCGGGTCTTCAAACCATGGTTTTCATGCGTAGGCAAGTCAATGGCCCTTCTTGACCTCCTAGACCTGCCTGCTGAGTCACACTTACCATATGCGACTCTAACGTTTTCCACCCCATAGCACCAGCAATCAATGTCATCTGGCTCCTCTCTTGGACTGAGATTGGGACAGTTGTATTCCATTGAGTCTGGGCACCAGTACTTGGCTTCCAAAATGTTTGTTGTGCAGTTGCCTGTGCCCACAGAGAATGTTTTCCCGAGGTCCTCAGATGTCACATTTAGGAGCAACCATCTGTTTTTCCGCACCAAGGTCACTCCACCCGTCATCAACAGCATTCCCAAAATTAGGAATTGCACAGTCAGAACATCATGGGAACGGCGTTTCCTTGAGGACAATCCTCTCATCAAACTGGCCACCACTCTCTTGACTTTCCTTAGAACAGCCAAGCCTTGTCTTGGGTCCAGCATTTTCCACAACCTCTTTAGGTGGGCTGTGATCTTTTTTCCAGTCAAAATGTTGAACAAAAAGAAAAAGATAAATCCTTGAACACCTCTTGAAGGTCCAGGTCTGTTTCCAATTTGTTTTGTTTTTTGTTTTATTTTGTTTGACAAGGAGCGAACTCCTCGTCGTACCATATTGACGCCCAGGGTTTTTCCCTGAGCTTTACGACCAGACATGTTCTGGTCAGTTCTCTGCTAATCGCTCAACGAACGATTAAAATTAATCCAAATGTGTTTATTGCCTAGCAACTCGATTTGCAGACCAATGCACCTCAATTAGCACACAGGATTTACT